AACTTGGTTAGACCCTGAACTTCCAAACCACAACAAAGAACCGAAGGTTGAACGCTACAAACCCAATTTGATATGAGTATTGAGAAACAAGTACTTGGGAGTCTGATTGCAAACCCTGATAAGTTTGTGGAGGTCAGCGAGATAATTAACGAGAACTCATTCATTGACGAGGACGTTAGGAACATCTTCACGGTATTCAAAAAGCTATACGAATCTGGGAGCAAGATCAGCCTTGTGATACTTCAGCAACGGGTTAACCAAACAGACCTACCTTGCAACATCACCGACCTGATTGACTACATGGATTCAGGCTCTGCACTTTATGAGCATTGCCAGCTATTAAAAGAACACGAGGTAAAACGTGAGCAGTCTAATTTAGGAATGTCTTTGGTTACTCGTGCTGGAGATATAACGCAAGACCCGTTTGAAACAAACGACTACCTGATGAACGAGGCGGAGCGCATTGTCTCAATGGTTGACTTTGGAAAGACACAGACCAACATGGAACTGATAAAGGCAGTTACCAAGAAGATGGAACTGGCAAGCCAAACGAGCGGAATAACCGGGTTAAAAACAGGATTTAAAGACCTTGATAGGGTTTACGGTGGTAGACAAAATTCAGACCTGATAATAAAAGCGGCACGTCCAGCTATGGGTAAAACAGCTCAGGCACTATGCGAAGCAATGAACATGGCTTTCGAGGACAACAAGAAGGTCATCTTCTTTAGTTTGGAGATGAGCTCGGAGCAATTGATGCAGGGACTTGTCAGCATCCATACAGGCATACCGTTGAGCAAAATAAGAAGCGGAAGGTTAGACCCTGACCAATGGCATAGATACAACGAGGAGGTCAATTACCTGATAAATGATAACTTGATAATTGTTGACGATGTCTACACGCTGAACGGAATTAGAACGCGTTGCAAAAAGCTGAAGATGAAAGGTAAGCTTGATGCTATTTACATCGACTACCTACAATTGATAAACCACAATGTAGCTGCTGGAAGGTCAAAAGAACAAGAGGTCAGCGAAGTATCACGGGCTTTGAAGATGTTGGCAAAAGATTTGAATGTTCCTATCGTTTGCCTTTCGCAACTTTCACGAGCCGTAGAAACGAGAGGAGGAACTCACAAGCCGCTACTGTCTGACCTCAGAGATTCAGGAGCAATTGAGCAAGATGCCGACATTGTTGAGTTCATCTACCGACCTGAGTATTATGACAAGGACAATGCCGAACTGTTTGGAGTTGCATACGTAATAATAGCCAAGAATCGAAACGGGGCTTGCGGTGATATTGAAATGAGATTCCGACATGAATGCACGAGATTTGAGAATGTAGGTTACGAACCACAAAGGATTATGAAACCATCTACTAACTTTGAAGCACCTTTCTAATGGCACGACCAAGACACATCAAGGAAATAATCCAGTCAATGACCGGGAACAAGTATCAATCGTATCTTCAGTCTGATGACTGGCAAAGGAAAAGAACGCGAGTGCTTCAGCAACGAGGCGCAAAATGCGAGGTCTGCGGAATCAAGCACAGACTGCAAGTTCATCATATGACCTATGAAAGACTCGGAAATGAGTTACTTTCTGACCTAAAAGTTTTATGCTGGGCTTGCCATGAACGAGAGCATGGTTTGCGTTAAACAAAATTCCTTACATTTAAGCCCGTGAAAGAGCAAGCGGCAATCGACCTACTCAAAGACGAGGAACTACACGAACTCGCTCAGAAGTTATGCAATTGCCCTGACGACCTTATCCAAGAGGTGGTTCTTCTTTTGCTGGAGATGCCCGAAGAGAAGTGGCAACAGATAAACGAAGGCGGTTATCTGAGGTTCTACGTGGTTAGAACTATGATGACAATGGCTACCAGTAAACGCTCCAGCTTCTCAAAACTCTACGACCTCCACAACCACAAGAAGGTAGACCACGAGCGAGAGGACTACGACTGGGAGAAAGAAGACGACATTGCACTTTTGGAAACCCTGATGGACGAGCTGCATTGGTATGACCGCGAGGTGCTTAAACTGTGGCTTGAAGAAGGTAGCTATCGAAGGTCGGCAAGAAGGTAGACATACCCTACAAGTCCATAGGAAACACCGTAAACAAAGCACTTGACCAACTAAGAGACAATTACTATGCTATACATCTTGAGCGCATTATCCGCGAGCGTTGCCGCTTACCTTTGGATTGAAGTATTCGCGATAGACCTACTTCTGAAAAGCTGGCTACGGCTGCCTGACACTTATCCTTTAAAGCCATTCGACTGTCGGCTTTGTATGTCGTTTTGGTTAGGCGTTCTGATGTGTTCGGCTCACAGCCCTGAGGCACTTTTATACGTACCTTTGATGAGTGTGTTATTTGAAAGGTTGATGTGGAGGTTCGAACTATAACTGACTACCTGAAGGAAAACGGGTGGCATGAAATTCTAAGCATGGACAAAAACGAAGTTTTGCTATTTATAGCCGAGAGGCTCGACCAAATTACAATGATGGAACAGGGGCGTTACTCGGGACGAATAACACGAGAAGAGCAGAAACTCTATCAAGAAGCGTGGAGTTACATCGACCCGAAAGCGAAGGTCTGTTTCACTTGTGGGAGAACTCCGCAGTTAATGAGTGTTGCACTTTTAAACTTTTACCAATGCCAGCAAGACAATGCCCTAACGGAAAATGGAGATGGGGACAAGGCGACTGCATCTACGAAACCAAAAAGGAAGCGGAGAAGGCGGGGGTCGCAATCGAAATAAAACGTAGGTTATATGAAAAGAAGTGAGAACTACGGGCTCTACATAACCCAAAACACCTACCAAATGAAATGGTACTGCTTCAACCGAGAAGCCGCAACCGCATACTGGAACGGAGAGCCTTGCAAAAAAGCAATTGGAGACACTCCACAACAAGCACTTTCAAACTACAAGAATGGAAAGTTTACCGATAAGTAAAGTCAGACCCAACTCGGACAACCCGAGATACATCAAAGACGAGAAGTTCAAGAAGCTGGTTCAGTCGCTTCGGGACTTTCCTGAGATGGCTAACGTTAGACCGATAGTTGTAAATACAGAGATGGTTGTATTGGGCGGCAATATGCGGCTAAAGGCGATGCAAGAAGCTGGCTGGTCAGAAGTGCCCGTTCAGGTTGTTGATTGGTCAGAAGAAAAACAGCGCGAGTTCATTATTAAGGACAACGTAGGATTTGGGGAGTGGGACTGGGACGAGTTGGCGAATACTTGGGATGCTGAAGAACTGAACGAATGGGGGCTTGACACTCCCGACAATTGGAAAGCAGAAGAACTGGAAGCAGAAGAGGACGATTACGAAGTTCCCGAAGAACTAAAGACAGACGTTGTGCTTGGCGACCTTATCGAGATAGGAGAGCATCGGTTGCTTTGTGGGGATAGTACTGATAGCGACCAAGTGGCCAAGCTGATGAATGGAGAAAAAGCGGATATGGTGTTTACCGACCCGCCTTATGGAATCAATGAAAAAGGCGACAGAAGTAAAAGGGGTGGATTGGCGAAGGGAAATAATTTACCCGATTTTATTGACGATAGCATTCAATACGCTATTGATGCTTTTAATCAACCACAAAACCTTGATATACCGATTCAAGTTTGGTTTGGAGCAAATTATTATTGTCATTCATTACCACAAGGAAATAATTGGTTAGTATGGGATAAAAGAGTAGAAGAAAAACAAAGAGATACTCAAAGCGATTGTGAACTTGCGTGGGTAAAATCAAGGTTTAATTCAGTTAGAATATTTAGACATCTTTGGAAGGGAATGATGAAAGATAGTGAGAGGGGGCAAAGAAGAGTTCATGCAACCCAAAAGCCTATTGCATTAATTGAATTTGCCTTAAACGAATACGGGTCAAAAGAAGGCGACTTAGTTATTGATTATTTTACTGGTTCAGGCTCAACAATGGTAGCAGCACACCAACTTAAACGCAAATGCTACGGCATGGAACTTGACCCAAAATACTGCCAAGTTATCATTGACAGAATGACGAAACTCGACCCGACTTTGAGCGTTAAGATAAACGGAAAGGAGTACGTTAAAACAACGATTGAACAATGAACGAAGGCGGAACACCTGAGAATCTTAAACCCTTCAAGAAAGGACAGAGCGGCAACCCGAAAGGGCGACCGAAGAACGTGGAAACGCTACTGAAGGAACACTTCCTTGACGAGCATAACGTCAAGCTGTCGAAGGGTCAGGTTCAGGACATCATAAAGAACGTACTCGGCAAATCCCGAAGCGAGTTGGTGGAGCTGGCAAAGAACGACCAGTTACCTTTTTGGATAGCTCTTATTGCGAAGAAAGCCCAACGCGACTACGAGAAGGGAAGCATTCACATTCTCGATGTGTTATTCGATAGGGTCTACGGCAAGCCAAAAGAGGAGGTTGAGCAGACGGTTAACGGAGGCAAGCCTGACAAGGTGGAGATAGTCATACATCGACCTGAGAAGAAATGACAGAGTGCCCGGTATGCCATAAAGTAGGCTTCCATAAGATGAGCTGCACAATGCAGAAGGTAACTGTGTTGCTTTCTAAATCGCGTATCGCGAATCGCAAATTGAAGTACGGAAAAGGTGAAGCACATAAAGTGAAACGAAGTAAAGACGTAGAACCTTAGACTGACTAAACCGACCAAAAAGTCAACCTATAATCTGACGTGAAAGTTGAAGGAACTGGCGTATTTGATGACCTGTGGCAAGCCCTTAATGATAAATCCGTTCGGGGAATTGTGCTTGAGGGTGGAAGCCGCTCATCCAAAACGTGGAGCATCTGCCAAGCCATCTACCTTACAGGATTACAAGAACCAAAGAGGATCGCAATTGCGAGGTTCAGGCGCACGTGGATTAAGCCGACCGTACTCGACACGTTCAAGAAGGTATTACAAAGCCTTGAGGTATGGGAGGATGAGGCGTTTAACAAGACTGATCTGATCTACTCAGCTCACGGGTCTACATTTGAGTTCTACGGGCTTGACGATAGTCAGAAGTTACACGGTATCGAAACGGACTACTTTTGGTTGAATGAAGCCATAGAAACCAGCAAGGACGACTTCGACCAATTAGAGCAGCGTTGCAAAGGCAAGTGGATTCTCGACTACAATCCTTCCACAGATGAGCACTGGATTTACGACAACGTACTGAAACGGGACGATGTGGTGCTTATCCATTCCACGATGCTGGACAACACCTTCCTCGACCAGCACATCCGCGACAAGATAAACAGCTACGAACCAACGCCTGAGAACATAGCACGAGGCACGGCAGACGAGTACAAGTGGAAGGTCTACGGATTAGGGCAACGGTCAAGAAGAGAAGGCGCGATATACGAGAACTGGCAAGAAACCAAAGAGTTTCCTTCCGGGTATAAGTGGAAAGCCTACGGTTTAGACTTCGGGTTTACGAATGACCCGACCGCATTGGTGGAGGTAATATACCAAGATGGCAAACTGTGGGTTAAGGAGGTGCTTTACGAAACAGGACTGACCAACGCAGACATAGCGAGGAAATGCGGGCTTCAGCGAAGTGATGAAATCATAGCCGACTCAGCAGAGCCAAAGAGCATTGAGGAAATAAGACGGGCTGGCTTCAGAATCAGACCAGTTGCCAAAGGTCAGGACTCGGTAAGGTCAGGCATCGACAAGCTCAAATCTGTACAGATTATGGTACATCAAGATTCGGTCAACATCATTCGGGAGCTCAGGAACTACGCATGGAAGAGGGACTACAAAACAAACCAAGTAACCAACCAACCCGAAGACGATAACAACCACGCTCTCGATGCTCTGAGATATGTAGCAATGGAGAAGCTGAAGGCAAACGCTGGGAAGTACAC